ATCAACGATATCCAAGAGGTTGAGCATGACTTTTCTTACGTTGGTAAAAACATCAAAGAAATGAGCTATGAGGAATTGCAGGATTTGGCTACAGCTAAAGATTTGCGCGTCATTCCTCTACCTAAAGAGCTTTCCGGTGTGTCTTTGCGCCAGATGCGTGAAACGGCTTACATCGCTTATTCCGAAAATATTTTAGGTGTTGATCCTAAGTCTTTGGAAAACGATAAGCGTATGGAAGATGGCGAAGAAGTTTCGTTTATCAACTTCGCCAAGCTTCCGGCTCTTGAGGTTGACGGTGGATCGCGCCGCGACACAACACAAAAGCTTGATAATGATGAAATTCTTGAGCAAGAAATGAAATCAACAGATGTTAATGGCGGAAAATCAGATTTAACAATCAAAGATTTGAAGCAAATCGCAGATGGTAAGAAAATGCAGTATCACCCTAAAATTGGATTTGACGCTTTGTACGCCAAAATATACGGCGGCGCATAAGTCAACCTAATCAAAAGAGCGTTTTAAATAGGCTGGTTTTTCCAGCCTATTTTTTTTGTGTTTGCAAGAGTTTATTTTTAATGGCATAATTTACCTATTGGACACTCGCGGCCTTGCGACCCATAAACGGCTATGCGACCTAAAGCGCTAGAGAGCCTTGGTTTCCAAGACACCTTTCGACATTGTTAATTTTAATCTAATCAAAAAAAGGAGATGAAGGATGCCTTCATATACTACAAACCCTAGTATTGATCAGGCCGCAGAGCTGAACTTTAAAGACAGTTTCTATGAGCTTGCTCAACAAAGTGAAAGTAAGCTGGTTAAGACCGGCGCTATCATGTTCTTGCCTTCAAAGGGTAAGACAAACAACATGGCACGTATTGGTCGTGTTGAGCTGGTTGAGGTTGATACTCGCAACCCTGATAAGCAATATGGTGACTATGCACTTGATAATCGTCAATTCACGAAGCGCCGCTTCACGAAAACGATCCAAGTGGATGCGCTTTATGACATTAATGAGCTTTTGAAAGACCCGACATCGGATATCTTGGCACAGCTTGATAATGCAAAGGAGCGTCAAATTGACCGTATTGGTATCTCTGCCGCAGTTGGTGTTGTTTTGGTTGGAGCGCCAGACGCTTCCCCTACAACTACCACAGCCGCCGCAGATGGTGTTATCACGATTGATGGTACAGCCGGATTTGCATATACTGTTACAACAGCCATTACGCAAAACTTTATCAACAACGATGTTGCGATGAGTGATTTCCAAGGTGCTACGATATGTATCACTGGTAAGGAAAACACCAACTTGATGTCAGAAGAGAAATTTATCAACAATGATTATATTTCTTCTCGCCCTGTTGAAAAAGGTGTGATGGAAATGGTGGGAACATACCGTGTATGTCTCTTTGCCGGTTCTGTTAATGGTGGCATTCAGGTTAATAGCCCGATTTTACCGGAAGGCACAACTACACGTAAGTGTGTTGTCCTTGCGCCTAAGTCGATTGCTATGGCTATGGAGATTGGTGATATGGGCGTTGAAAAGGCGCGTGGTAAGGTTAATTCTTACGACATCACAATCGACCTGTGGATCAACGCCATGCGTACCGAAGGTGTGAAGGTTCAAGTTATTACAACAACTCTGTAATAATTAAACTTTCTATTTTAACTTAACGAAAAGGAAAACGTTATGACTAACAAAGTAAACGCCTTGGCAACCGCACAGCCTAAAAACCCACGGTTTGCCGCCGGCACAAAAGCACGTAAGGTCGAATTTAAGGCCGATCTTACCGGTGCAAATTCAGATGATGGTGACATTATCGAACTGGCAGGAGCTTTGAGTTATGCAGATCGCATTGCCTCAATTCTCCCCAACGCCACAAACATTCCCGCCCTAACCGGCGCGGCAGATAACGATCTTGGTTTTTATTACAAAAACGAAGATGGTGAATATGTCGAAATTGATAAAGATATCATTTGGGATGGTGTATCGTTGGCCTCTGCCACAGCTTATCGTGAGCTTTTGACAGGATTGAACTCGAATTTAGATGAGAGTAAAAATATCGGTCAATTGCTTGGTAAGTCTGTTGAAGAACAGCCGGCCGGTGGAGTGTATTTGTGCTTAACAATGAACGCTGCGACCTCTGCGACAGCAACGCTACGCCTTGCTATCGAAATTGACGAGGCAACCACTAGCTAAATCTTCCCTCTACCTGTGGGATCGGTAAAGGGGGAGAGTATTCTCTTCCCCTTTATTTTTTAATAAGGAGATTGTTATGGCGATAAATTCTAAAGTTGATCTTTGTAATATGGCTGTTGGCCGCCTCGGCAACTTCTCAAGTGTAAATAATATTGATACACCATCAAGCGACATCGAAATTACTTGCGCCCTTTGGTACGACATATCGCGCCAAACGTTTTTAAAAATGACAATGCCAAACTTCGCTCTTGCGCGTAAGCGTGTATCAAAGGTGGTCGAAACGCCACCATATCCATTTAAGCATTCATACGAATATCCAAGCGATTGCCTCAAGGTTTTAGGCATAGGCGCTGTTGAGGATAAGCGAAACGATTATACCGTTGAGAGCAACCGAATTTACACCGATGTTGATTACACGGATGGTTTACCATTACGCTACATTAAAGACATTAAAGATGTTAATAAAATGTCTCCGGAATGGAAGATGGGCTTCACTTGGTTTCTTGCCGGCAATGTCGGATTTGACATTACACAAGATATGAAAAAAGTGCAGATGATTGAACAATTGTTGCCTCAAAAAATATCAGAGCTTTCCGGTGTTAACGCTCAAGAAAATAGACCTATACGAATTAGCCGATCAAAATTTAAAGCCGCAAGGTATAGCGGTTTTCCAAGAAATGAGGATAAGCGCTAATGAAGGTTATCACCTCATATAATAATTTTGCGCGCGGCAAGATCGACCACGATATGATGGGGAGGTTTGACCTCCCTATTTATCAAAATTCGGCTGATTTCTTTGAAAATGCCTTTACAAATTTCAAGGGCAATGCAATCCACCGCGCGGGATTTGAGGACATGGTTGGCGCTTTTCAAGATTGCGTTTTCCAAGAGTTTAAATTTCGTGATGATCAAAATTATCTTATAGTGCTTTATAATACCAAGATTAAATTCCTCACATATGCCAGTGACGGATCATTTGGCTTTGTCCAAAGTAGCGGCTCTGATTTGGAGGTCACAACGCCTTATACGCTTGAGGAATGCCGTGAATTACAATTTACGCAAAACGCAGACGTTACTGTTATCACACATCAAAATCACCCGCCAAAGGATTTAAAACGCACCGGAGCATCAAGCTTTAGCTTTGCAAATAGCGTGCTAACGCCGGCTGATCCGTTTGGCTCTAGTGAATACCCAAAGTGTTGCCGGTTTTACAAAGGCCGACTTTATTTTGCCAACACGGCATCAAAACCCACGACAATATGGGCATCAGAGGCCGGAGACTTTACAGAATTTACGATACCGTCAACTATTTTAGATGACAGTCCCCTAGCATTTACAGTTTCAGAAATTACACAGCCTATTGAATTTTTATATGGTGGAGAAAATTCTCTTATTCTTGGGTGCGCAGATGGCCTTGTGGCTGTAAATGGTGGCTCTGTGAACGCGGCAATTGTGGCGGATAGTGTTGAAGCCGACCTTACAAGTGCGGGTGGCTCTAATGACAGCATACCGCTTAAAAAAGATGGGTTGGTTTTTTATATCGGTAAAAATGATCGTAATGTGTATTATTTTTCATATGATCTTTTAACAGAAAGCTTTCTGGCGGAGGACGCTAATTTTATTTCATATGACATCACCAAGGGCAATATAAGCAAAATTAGGCACAAGAAAGATCGAAATGATCTTATTTATTGCCAGCGCGGCGATGGTGTTTTCTTGACGTTAAATTTTAAAGAAAAAGAAAATATTATTGGCTGGCACACACATAGAATTAAAAATGGCCTTTTGCGAGATTTAGCCGTTATCACAGACAACGATGGCAACCCTCAATTCTTTGCGCTCATACAGCGCGGCGAAGATTTTTACATTGAAAGACAAGCTGATTATGTTGAGTTTTCTCAACGTGTTGATTTTTTCACCGATGAGGGTAGTGAGGCCATTGATGATGTCGCATACAATAGAATGGTTGCAGAGGAGCTTACGCGATGCAATTACTTAGACAATTCTTTAAAGATTTCAAATCTGCAATCATCAAACCAAATAACTTAT